CCCGACTGACGAACACCCAAATATCAAATCGCAGAAGTTCTCTTGCGTTTTATCCCCTTTGAATTTATGTTCTCCCCCTTATCCCTCCCCCTTTGGGTTCGCTTTTTAATCAGTACCCCCATTCTATCCCCTGTAAAAAGCACAAAAAAACAGCCTAGAAAGCCACTTTGGTAGCCCTCTAAGCTGGTTATCATCAAAAAGTTTCTTCTATATAAATAGATTAATTATCGTTACCACCATCACTATAAATCTGAATATCAGACATATTAAATACTACAGCATTGTTCTTTTCAGAGTATGTCCCCCAAACTCTGTATGTATGATTGAAGTCCAAATCGTTCATTGCAAGCAGTCCAATCACAAAAGACTGACTTGAGACTCGTAACATTTTATTATGGTCAAACATCAGATTGTCCGGCACCTTAAAGGACATCGGTTCTTTTTCTGTGCTAGGTACCACAATAAATGAATCCAGCCCCTGATTCACCTTAAGACTCACATACCCCGGTGCACCAATAACACGAATTACATCCTTACCAATATGGATTGTACTTTTTCTCCCATGTATTGATACCATTAAACTTGCTTTGGTCTTTTTTCCGTTCCATAACTTTTTTGTTCCCTCATCATTCATACTGTCCTCCTCCATACACTGGTTGCTCTACCGAATACTGCTGCATTCCCTCACTTGGACTAATATAATCTGACTGCGTAACAATTTCCCCCTCTATCCGCTCCACAGATTGCGGTTCCTGAACATCAGAATATGTTTGGCCGGAATACTCCTCCAAATACTCAAACATGTTCATCTGACGTGCTTCTTTATAATCGTTAAAGGACTTACCAATACAATCCTTATAAGCATCGGGATAATATTTTACCTGCTTTTTCTTAATCTCTCCGGTTTCTTTATCCACAATCTCCAACGGTTTAGATGTAAACATAATGGCTTCTTCCAAATCAAATACCAAAACCAAACCCTCTCTTGAATTGGCAATTCTACCCAAAGCCTTATATCTGCAATCAAGATTCCATCCCATCATTCTAAAGATTTTAAGTACAAACTCTTCTGACGTAACGTCCTTATTTACCCATACCTCATCCTTTTGCCGTTTTCTAGCCCATGCAACAGACGCAGCCTCTTCCTCCGCACACATTACAATCGTGAGCCTTTTCTTGGTGGGATGCACAATGGGAAGTATGTGTTCCACTTCTTCAAATAATCTTATACACGCCATGTTAAAAAGCATTCTTCCGTATTTAATAGAAACCGCTGGCTTCTTTAACATGGAAAATTGTGTTCTGGGCGGTAAAACATACCCATCCAAATCCTCATATTCTAAGGTGGATTTTTGTGCCAACCTCGACTTTACTAACTGCCGAATCAACTCTTGGTCACTATAAGAATATGCTTCTCCCTTTTCTTTTCCCTGTCCCACATTTTGGGACTGTATTATTCCTGTTTCCATGGCAACCTCCTACATTGACAATAATATCTGTTCCAATTCATCCATTACTTCATTCCTTGTCGGTATTTTTCCTATCAGCGGATTTTCTACGATTACACCCTGTTCTGTTGCATCCACATCAGAAAGGTTATTCAGCAACCCATCCCTTCTCTTACGAAGCGCGTAGGAAATCCATTCTCCCTTTTTACTATCCGGCTCTGCCTGTTCAAGCTGACTTTTTTTGTAAGGTATGTAACGTGCAGCAAGGTGTTTCTGTTCCTCTGCTACACTTTCTGCAGCTTTCCTTGTCGCATTACTTGCCACAATCTGCGGTTCATCAAGGAAAAATATCATTAATCTTTGATTTCCACGTTCCCTCATAATGCCTCTGAAACGGAATGCATAATTTTCTATCCAGTCCTGTTCTTCATATACAGCCTTGCAAAATGCATCTGCCATTACACCGGAAGCCAATTCTCCTTCTTCCTTTTCCCAGCAAAAACCCGTATCACTACTTCGAATAATGATTGCCTGCAAAAGCGGATGATACAAAAGTTCAATCTTTGGACATTTCCCCATTTTTTCATAACACCGATTATTAAACTTAATTTTCCTACGGGATATGGTAAGTGTCGGAGTATCCCTTCCTATAAAAAACGCACTGTTTGGAACGGAGTATCCCGTAAAATCCATGGACAGAATATTGCTATGTTCTTCTCCATTGATAATACGACCTTCTCTCTGCAAGTGCTGATACTCTTCTTCTGCATACACACTGCTTGATAAAAGTTCCAAAGACTCTCTATCTACGCCACTAAAGCCGGGATTCACGCTTACAAATCCCTTAAGTCCTCCTCTTTCGATTACACTGATATCCGGTACTCCATCCAAATTTCTGGCACTGCTATCAAATAATTTCACTGCCTTTGCTATTTCTCTTGTCACGATTCCCTCATGATGATTGGGAACATACGCAGCATCCCTTATATCCGTATTTTTCATAGTCTTTCCCTTCTTATAGTCAATAACGATTGTTTTTCTTGCTTCCAAATCTCCCCACCGTCTTTCATTGGAGAGCAGATTTTTTACCATAGCACCGTTCCACTCGGTACGTCCATTTAGGGTCTTTCTCCCTTTTTCTGTAAAAATATCCGCAATCTCATCATAGGAATATCCCATCATGCGTGCCAGAAACGCAAACCTAACCGTTAATGCTTCATCCTCAACAATAATCAAGCCTCCATCCGATGTATGACGATATCCAAGCAAATCCGCAACCGGATACTGCCCGGTACAGATTCTTTGGTCATATGACAGAATCATTCGTCTGCTCTTATTAGCCGACTCCCAATCTGCAAGCATGGCATGAAGTGCTAATACTTGGTCACTATCCGGGTCTAAGGTATACAAATTCTCAGTTTCAAAATACACACCTACCGGATGTGAAGGATTTGCAGTCTTCAGATTACTTATCTGCTCCATACAATCCGTCATATTTCTTGCGAAACGTGATACACTGGCACACAAAATAATATCCATTTTCTTCTGTCGTGCATCCTCTATCATTCTTCGAAATTCAGTACGTCTTTTCATGGATGTCCCAGATTTACCTTCATCCGCATAAATCTCCTGCATCTGCCAGTTTGGAGTTTTATCAATTTTCTCCGTATAGTATTTTGTCTGATTTTCTATGGAAGATACCTGCTCCTCACTCTTGGTGCTGACACGTGCATACACAGCAACTACCTTTTCTCCGGTATCCGTAATGGATGGCTTAGGTTTTGCAGGACGGAAAATCGTACCTTCCGGCACTTTTGCATTTTTTACTCTTTGCCGGATAAACGCCTTTCTGTCTTCTCTATCTGCATCCTGCGGTCTCCACGCAGGAGTCTGTACCTCCTGTTCTTCCAAAGACTCTCTTTTTTCTTCTGACTCCATTTTGTGTGACCTCCTTCTACTTACACTTTCCCATGGCCGATATAATCTTATCTTTCCAACCTATATAATCCGCAGAATTCAATGCGATATAATCCTCTGACATCTTTAGCAGTGCTTCCCTCTGCATATCCTCATTTTCTACTGTATCAATGTTGTAATTATCATCTTCCGTTATCAGATGTACTCCTGTTCCTATATCTTGGAGAAATTTAAACAAATAGCAAAATTCCCGTGTGTCTGCAGCCAAATATCCCTTAGTTTGGGCGGCAATGCACTGAACCTTCCCATCCATGCAATCTTTCAGCAGCTTAACCATCTGACTGCGTTTTACAATTTCCTTATTTCCCGTGATATCCACGTAAACACCGATAAGTTCAAAACAATCGGAATCCGCAAACTTCTCTTCATAATATTTCTGATGGTAAGGCAACGCCTCTTCCCTTCTTTTCTCCCATAACTTTGCAAGTTTCACATACCCTGCAACCTTAATCTTCCCTTCCATCTGCATCCTCCGTTTCCAATAAATCCTCTATCTTCGGTAAACTCCAATACCATTTATTCTGTCTTTTATAAGAAACCACTCCCAGTTGCTTCTTTGCACTATGCACTGTTCTTTCTGAAATACCCAAATCTGACATATATCGCAACACCTGATTGCTCAACAAATCTTCTTTCCTAAGCAGGGAAAGCAACATTCTGACTGCAACTTCTATCTTGGTTTCTGTTTTCTCTTCCTCTACCTCATAATGCTTATATTCACATTTTCCTATCCACTGAAATCCTCGTTTTCTGTCAAACCGAAATCCTATGGCGCACCCTTCCGGTGCTAAAGATGACTTTATGGGAAACATATAACGCACATTGCTGTTTTCTTCATCCCTTTCCACCATAAGCACGCTTCTTGCTATGGCGGATATATCAATACTTCCCAATCCTCTGTATAAATTCTTCCCGGACTGACTTTTATTCATATGTCCGATAAGAACAATGGCACAGTTATATTTTTCTGCCGTGGATGCAAGATTTCCAAGCAGATGCCTCATTCTGCTGGAACTGTGTAAGTCACCGTCCTGTGGCACAAACGACTGCAAAGGATCCAAGATTACCAACCTTGCATCCATCTTCTTAATTGCTTCCTCTATGCGGTTATCATCCAACGTTAATGCCTTACCGTCCTCCATTATGTATGCGACTTTACTGCAATCGGCTCCTGCCGCCATTAATCTCGGCTTAACGGTATCTTCTGCTCCATCCTCGCTACACTGATAAATTACATTTCCCACGGTGTGACTTTCATATCCGTCCGGCATGGGTTTTCCTGTGGTAAGCAGACTTACCACATTTAAAATAAATGTAGATTTCCCTTCGCCGGGGTCTCCCTGAATTAAAGTCAGTTTTCCATAGGGGATATAGGGATACCATAGCCAGTCCACCTGTTTTTCCGTAACGTTGGCATAATACTTGAATTTCACTTCACTCATAGCTATGTTTCACTTCCCGTTACTCACTGTCCATTATGGTTATATGATATATCCAATACGGTCAGTTGTCAACACTCAACTATCCAAATCGGTCATATAAACTATACCAAAATGGAAATATAATAGTGATGTGGAGGTGATATCATGGAACTTAAGAAAATCAGAATGCAAAAGGGACTTACACAACAACAAGTAGCCGATGGAATATCCTGCTCTCCGACAGTTTACTCACGTTATGAACGTGGGGAACGTGAACCTTCCATAGAAGTTTTACTGAAGCTGTCCGCCTTTTTTGATGTTACCGTGGATTACCTGCTCGGTAATGGAGAAACCACTATGTCCACTTTTACAAAATATGAAATGGATTTAATCATGGCAGCCAGAGAGGCTGATGACAGGGCAAGAGAAGATGCCCTTAATACTTTACGCTCCCACAGAGTGCAAAAAGAAAAAACTCTCCGTGCGTAAAAAAGAAGGAAATATTATTTTTGTTACATTAAAGTAAGGTTGCAAAAGGGGTACACTCCCCAATTGCAACCTTACTTTTGCAATCTTAAAAAATGCTGTATTTATCTGACTTTGACGATTGTTCCGTCCAAAAAGTGAATGTCGATTGCATCCTTGGAATGCACCACACAATGGTCTAAAACCTTTCCAACCAATCTCAAATCAAGTTCTTTCATTGTTTTTCCCTTTGTCAGTTCCATCATTTGTTTTGACCGAAATGCCAAGAGCGGATTATCCCCTTTGGCATATTCCCGCCATTTCGGAAGATAATCCGCTCTGTTTTCTATTATTTTATTCCATGCTTTAATAAATGCCTCATGGATAATATACTCCGGCATGGTTTCCATACCGCAACCCTTCACACCCTTTTCTGCCAATCGGCTGCTACAAATCCAAGCCTTATGCTTATTGCCATTCGCTCTAGTCAGAGTCCTACGCCAAAGCACATGGTTGCACTTTCCGCAAACCACTCTGTTTGAGAAAGGCAGTTCATCCGTACTTCTGCCCATACATCGGATTCCATGCTTTTCCATATAAATCCGTCTGCGTTCAAGCTCCATCTGCACTGCTTTCCAAAAATCTGCATCGATAATAGCTTCATGGCTGTTTTCCACATAATACTGTGTTACCTGCCCCGTATTTCTTTCCATCTTCTTGGTTAAATAATCCGCAGTGTAGGTCTTTTGCAAAATGGAATCTCCCATATACTTTTCATTGGCAAGCATCCCCATAATGGTACTGCACGTCCATCTGGGCGCTCCCGTACATCCGGGAACCTGCTCTTCATTCAGCCTTCTTACAATCGTATCAGGGTTGATTCCATCCATAAACTCTGCAAAAACACGCTTTACCACTTTTGCCTGTTCTTCATTCACAATCAGATTTCCATCTTTGTCCTTATCGTACCCCATAAACCGCTTTGCATTAAGGTGTACCTTGCCGTCACTGAACTTCTTTCGAATACCCCATTTACAGTTCTCCGAAATCGACCTGCTTTCTTCCTGTGCAAGGGAACTTAAAATGGTAAAAAGTAACTCCCCTGCTCCATCCATCGTATTAATATTTTCTTTTTCAAAGAACACCCCAATCCCCATGTTCTTTAGCTTTCTCGCATAAAATAAGCAGTCCTGCGTATTTCTGGCAAATCGGCTGATGGATTTTACAATAATAAGGTCAATGAACCCTTTTTCGCAATCCTCAATCATGCGGTTAAAATCCTTACGTCTTTTTGTTGAAGTACCCGATATACCTTCATCCGCATAGATACCGGCCATTTCATAATCTGCTTTGCTGTTAATATAAGCCGTATAATAACTGACCTGATTTTCAAAACTGTTAAGCTGTTCTTCCTGCTCCGTGGATACTCGGCAGTAGGCAGCAACACGAAGTTTCTTATTAACCTTCGCATCCGTTACCGTCATCCTCGGATTTGCTTTGATAACTGTAACATTTTTTACCATTCTCATCCTCTCCTTCCGTTACATATATGCACCCTTCAAATTTCCAAGTATCTGCAACCGTAGCCGGAACCCTGACTCCCTCACAGGCTTGCGGTCCTTGCTTTACTCGTTTTCCGCACCACCAGAATTCCTTGTGATTCCAACCGCCCTGATGATGCATAAGACTTCCGCATTTGGAACAGTACAATTTTCCGCTTAACGGGTAGGTGCTATGGGAATACTTGGCAGTACGTTCCTTGGGCTTATATGGGCAGTCTTTCTTTTTTTCATATACTTCCTTGGGTACTAAGGAATACTGTTTCCTTCCGAAATCATCCTCGGTTACAAACACCGTGGTTGGCTCTTTGATTTCCCATGCATCCGCAACCGTATCCGGCACAGATATTCCACTGCACTGCGTTCTTCCCTTCTTTATCCAAGTGGAGCAAGACCAATAAACATTTTTCTTGCCATTGCCAAATTTGTGATGAAGCATTCCTCCACACTTAGGACAGTAAAGCATTCCCGTGAGTGGATAAGTGCTGTGAGAATCTCCCATCCCTTCTGCCTTTGGTTTAACCTTCTCCTTTAGCGCAAGTGACCTGTCATCCAAAATCTCCTGTACCGCATTCCAATCATCGGAATCCACTATGGGAATATGGTTATCAGCAAGGTAGTACCTGTCTTTCTGCCCTCTGTTTTTATGCCTTACCCTATCTGCATCAAGGTAGGTTTTCTGCATCATCACATCGCCTTTATAAATCTCATTCCGAAGCACACGAAAAACGCTACTGCAAATCCACTTTTTCCCCTTTGCAGTTTTAATACCGTTCTTATTCAGATATCTTGCAATCTCCGATGGATTAAGACCTGCAAGGGCAAATTCATAAATCTTTCTGACCACATAGGCTTCTCTTTCATCCAATGCCAAATTTCCATGACTGTCCAATCGATATCCGTAACATTCGTGAATCCTTACTGCCGGAATTCCGGCTTCAAACTTCCGCTTATAGGTCATATATGCGTTTTTACTGCAATCATCACTCTCTGCCTGTGCAAAAGCGGAATAAATGGAAAGCATTAACTCCCCTTCCCCCGAAAGGGTATTCATGTTCTGAAGTTCAAAAAAAATACCGACACCTATGCTTTGCAGTTCTCTGACTGCCTTTAGCATGGCGACGGTATTTCTTGACATTCTCGATATGGATTTTGTTAGGATAAGGTCTATCTTTCCTGTTCTCGCATCCGCAAGCATCTTCTGAAATCCCGGACGTGTCTCTCGGTATCCTGAAATACCGAAATCATAATAAACATCCACATATTCATAAGACGGATTGCTTCGAATCAGTTTTTCATAATAATCCTTTTGATTCTCCAAGGAATTTTCCTGTTCATCCTCTTCCGTAGACACTCGCGCATAAGCACAAACCTTGAGTTTTTTCTTGGTCTTTTCTACGGGCTTTATTACATTTACCTGCATACTTTGGCCTCCTTTCGTATGTCTATATATCACTCTAAAGGGCAAAATTTGCAAGCTATATTTGCTGATATATGTAAAGCCGGAAGCACTATTTCTTCCGGCTGCTTATCAGCATTTTGTTGCGTAATCAAGGGAAATCCATCCGGCTTTGCTTTTTAAGAATCCCCATTTGGATGCTCCCACTCCATCCGCTTCTTTTATAATTGTAAAGATGCCGATTCCCGTAAAACTCCCTGTTTTGGCATTATCCGTTCCCGGACCTCTACGGATATTTAAGTTCGGCACACTGACCTTTACCTTGTAGGGAATAAAACCATCTATCAGTGCTTCCGTGTCATTCATAGCATTCAGAATGGAAAGAATCTTCTCTCCATATCCTTTTCCGGTTGCCCATCCCTTTCCATTGGGATTTTCCTTCTGACCAAGCCATTCCACATACTCTGCACATCCCTTTGTTACATATCGGTATCTTGGGTCTACGCATTCCTGACGGAGTTTTTCTTTTGTAGCATAGGCTTTCAGATGCTGAATCTGCGCCCTAATACCAAGTTGCGGTGTATCAAAGGAATTTCCCTTTTTGCCACGGGAAGTAACACCCATACCGCAAAAATTATTCTGCTCAAGTGTCACCGCTGACCCGGCAAACGTAAAGTTTCCCGTTTCCAAGCAGGACTGTGCAAATGCGATATCCCCTCTGACACCCTCCGCTTCTCCTTCCAAAAGGTAGAATGGAATCATATCAATAACGGATTGTGCCACATTCGGATTCTTCTGCTTAATATATGCTACCATCTGCTCTGCACTCACTTTGGCGTTTCCAATAATGGCCGTACCGCTTTTTGTGTCATCTATGACCATAGCGGACTGAATATCCGAGCGAAATTGTGTCATTGTTAACCCAAATCTGCTCCATAAATGCTCCACGTCTCCGTGATTACTTGCAATACCTCTCTTATGCCCTTCGGAATGGGAAAGAATTACACCATCCTCCATGGGATTTAATCCATGCAGCTTGCAAAGATATGCAAACAACTCCACCGCATTTTTGTAGGTGGCAAGGACATGAGCCTTGGTATTCTTACCGTCTTCGGTTTCCTCCCATGAAGCACCGCCCATATAGCGAATGGTAGAAGGCTCCGTCATTTCCACACCGATATGGGTATTATTACTGCTTCCTCCACCATGCCATCCTCGGTGATTCCACGGCAATAACTGATAAACATCGCCATCCGGTTCTACGATGGCATGAACACAAGCCTTGGCTCCCGATTTATTCCAGTTATTAATAAAAGCGGATGCCTTTGGCTGTGGACAGCCCACGCTATGGATCATAATACCTTTTACGGCTATAGTTCTTCCTGCTTTATAACAATCTGACTGTGTGCAGATACTTTGAATCAAATTCATAATGTCCTCCTTCCACGAAAAAAGGAGTGCCTACGCACCCCTTTCCAACTGTGAAAAACTGTGTTATAATTTTTTTAATAGGAGTAGTTACTCTGCGAGGCTACCTTTTATAGGTAGGAATCTCGTTTTGGTGCTACTCCTATTTTTCTTTGTCCTCCTCGTCTTTTAACTGCTCCAAAACATCAATCAGTTTCTTCGGAACGGGAAGTCCGATGATTGCCACATTTTCGATGATGGAAATACCTTCATTGGACAGATAAAAGAAAATAACTGCCGTCCGAAGAACGCTGCCATCTCCGATGACCTGTGCATCCAAGATGTGTCCCACTCCCACCAAACAGAAAATGGCTACCTTTTTACAGATTCCTTTAAATCCGGTCTCACTGGATAACTTCTTCTGAATAAACGCTGCCATAAGTCCCGTGAGATAATCCACCACCACAAAGACAATCAGTGCATACAGAAAGCCGTCCATGCCTCCCAAAAACCAACCCATAAAGCCTCCAATTCCTGCAAATACATACTGCAATGTTGTTACTACCTGTTTCATGCTGTTTCCTCCTTAAACTTTTGCATTATAAAAGGCAGATGTTTTCACACCTGCCAAGTTACCTAACATACTTCTACATAGCGGATATAAGCATATCCATTACCTTCATTAACTCCCGCTTCATTAACTGTGCCATAATATTTCTTGTTATGGGTAAAGGGTGATACTCCACCTACCCAGCCTGAACCGCCTCCTGCCGATTCTCCTCTGATATCGTACTCCCCTGCAAAGAAACCACCGCCACCACCGGAATAAGTGGTATTACTGCCCGAATAGGATGGTGCAACACCGAAGTTTGTATAGTCATTACTGCCCGTGGATATTTGTCTTCCTCCCAATGCGCCATTTGAACCATCTCCGCCTCGGTCTCCTCCACCATTACCACCGGGATTGATAACTCCTGCCGATGTGATAGCTCCACCGCCACCGCCTCCGGCAATAATTAAAATCTCCTCATATCGGTTCGCATAATTTGATGACTGATAGCTGGCAGTAGAAGACGAAATATAACTGCTTCTATACATGATACTTGTAGCGCCACCTCCGGCAGCTCCATAATGATTAGACGAAGAATACGTGTATCCTCCCCCACCACCATTATCACCACCGGAACAAGAACCTGATGATGATGAAGCTGGATGCTCTCCATTAAAAATATAGATTTTTTCGCCTTTGGTCATCTTCTTATATCCTTTGGCATGACCACCAAGGCCACCGGAGCCGATATTTGTTCCATCCGTAGCATCTCCACCCTTTGCTCCCCATACTTCAAATTCATAAATACCATCTGCCGGAATCGTGAATGGTGTGTAGGTTCCTGTATATTGAAAATCGTATACCGTGGTAACCCACGTGGGAACAATAAAATCATCCTCCGTAAAGCTCACCTCATCACCGGGTTTATAAAGTGTATCACCACAAGTCCATCCGCAAAAAGACATATCCTCATACTCATACGGGCATTCCGGCAATTCTACCGTAGAACTTACTGAATTTCCATTATTGTAATAGCATTCCACTTCCAAGGTACTTTCTGATTTTCCTTCTATAAGAGTACCACCTTGTGGATACATATACACTTCTATTTTCTTTTCAAAAACTGCATACAAAGTAACATCTCCTGCTGTCTGCAACAGATAGGAAGATAACACTTTTGCATTGGCTTCTGTATCCGTTCTCCATCCAACCAAAGTGTATCCCTCTTTTGCAACACTCGGAGCTTTTGCGATGGCATCTGCACCACCATCCAAATGAAGTACCGTGCTTTCTCCTGTATCCGCCTGATAGGTCACATTTGCTCCTTCAAAGAAAATCGTATTCTCCCCAAGGTAAATATGCGTAATCTCCTGTGTGTTGCTATCCTCGTAACACATATAAATGCAGTTTTCCTCATAAGACTCCAATGCCTTATAGTCCGTAAGGCTGATAATCTTTGTCACAAGATTGCCGGAACTGTTCAATGCATCATCCAAGCGTTTTTCTAAATTTGAAACGGAATCGTCCACCTTTTTATCCAAGGTTTCCATATCCGTCTCTAACGTCCCCACTGCACTGATTACTCCATCCAGTTCTCCAATGATATTTCTTGCCTCAAATACACAAGTTCCATCAAGGATACTGTCTCCTACACTTTGGATAGTGGCATAGGTGGTGGGCAAAGCAGCTGCCGTAGTTCCTGCCTGTGTACAGTAAAGGGTAACCCATCCCGGTGCAGTACCCACGGTAGCGGTATCTCCTACATTGTAAAGCGTATCTCTCTTTAGAGAATTACCGCCTCCACCTCCTCCGCCTCCGCTTCCCGGCTCAATGGTTACGAAGGTCTGTGTCAGATTACTGATTTCAGAACTGGACACGTTGAATGTAGCCAATTCGATATCAAAAGATGAATTATTATAATTTACATCCGCATCTGCATCCAAAGCCGGAAGTTCCGAGGCTGTAGCAGACAAAATCATAATCGGTTCATCCACGTTGGATAAGTCCATGTGAATATAGAGTCTGCCATCCAAGACAACTCCTGCATCCGCAAGCTGTACGGCAATCTCCGTTTCATACACTTCGAAGAATCTGCCCTTTATCATGCCAAATCCCTGTGAAATGCGAAGCACATTTCCTCTGGCATGAGCCACTTCACAGCCTTTAAATATTCCGTTAGTGGCTATGGCTATTTCATGGATAATGGCATCATCCTGTGGTGTCACGTTACCGCCTTTATAGGTTTTAAGTACAATATTATTCGCCATCAGCTGTTCCTCCTCAAAATTTTAGTCAGTTCCAATCGCACCGTTCCAAAGATTAACTTGGTATTCTTACCGATTTCCCTTCCGGTTAAAATGCTCTGATAGGACACTCCATCAGAAATCACATTTACTATCTGTCCAAAAGGCATCTCGTTTGGATTTATCAGCACGTCACCATTTCGCATGGTCAGTTCAATCAAATTAGAAAAGGCAGCCCTTGAAAATGTATTGCCTGCCGCATTCTGTGCCAGCGAACTAAAGGATGACTCTTCGCTACTGCTGACCGAAGTCATGTCACACACCACTGGCAAAATTCTATCTTCATTTTTCGTGTCATACCCCAAATCCGAATGTAGGTAATAGACCATTTTGGTCTCATAATTATCTGTTGCATCGTAAATAATCAGCTTATTCACATCTGCACTTACCTGCTTGAACACCACATTCTTTTTTAGGATATTGGGAAGGTCACTTTCAATGGTTATGGCACTTCCCGTTACTCTACCGATACTCACAAGTACCTGTTTGTTTTGCACGTCCAGTTTCACGGTTACCAGAATACTGTATTTCTGCAAAGCCGGAATAATCACGGAGTCCATCAGATTTACGATGGCATAATGTCCGCCCTTCTCTGTCGGATTGATATTCAAATTCCAATCCAAAGTTTCCGTGGTAACCGCCACCGACAATCCCGGAATATTCTGCTGCGTATCCTCGTTTTCTATAAACGTGGCCGTAATGGCATCTGCAATAAAAGACTCAAAACTCCCCGTTCCCTGTAAATCCACATCAAACAAAATATCCGTATTTAAAAGTTCCATCAGCGGTTTATAAGAAATGGACTGCATACTTTTGGATTTATCCGTTCCGTATGCAATTTCCGTCACCACTCCCACAAACTCCTCTTTATCTTTGCAGATACGGATATAGTCCTGCTTTGCCACATTTGGGATTGCAAACAGACTGATACTGTTTTCATCTGAAGAAAGGTAATCTTCTTTATATTCCAAGCTGTTAATATTTCCATGTCCCACCAAAGAAAAGGAAGGAGTGAAAATCTCTACATTATACGGTTTCATAACTTATCCGTCCCTCCACAATTACATTGAGCATATTGATACCTTCATGGGATACAGAAATACGGTTGTTTCCCTTTTGCAAGTGGAAGAACCGCTCCGTAGTAAAATCGCAAAGCTGATATCTGTCTGCCACAATGCCATCCCCGGCACCCCTTTCGGTTATGGTGTAAGGGACGGATGTGGTATCAATAACCAACTTATTATCAGCAGAAATTGTCCCGATATAAGCCCCCGTTTCATAAAGTACGTTATTAACGTAATGCTTCCATACGGGGTTAATGCACGGACCCTGTATGGTAATCTTGCAGGGACTGTCCTCGTAGCTGTCACTTTCAATTTCCACCGAGTTATAAGAAATATCCGAATAGGCATAATCATAAGTGTAGGGATATATCTTTCCACCATATGCCAAGATATCACTGTATTTATTCACACTCTTATAAAAAAGTCCCTGTGCGGCAAACTCGATTTCCGAAACTAAAATAATTCCACCACCGGACAGTTCCGATTTTTCCAAACTTGTAATACGAACCGGAATTCGGAATATTTCATCCAGTTCATACACAAGCGTTAAGGGAGTTGCTCTTACAAATCTTGCAAACTCCCTGTAAGTGATATAAGGTGCTTTCCCGCCAAATAAAATCTTTCCTGAAATCTTCCCTTGGGATAAGATTTCATCTAATGGGTAAAAGTCCCTACCTATCTGTTCATATTGTGTGGCATCGTCATATCCGAAACCTTTAATGGCATGGAAAAAGGAGTCTTTCCGATTGAGGTCGAAACTACTCCCATCTCCGTTAATCAATCTGAATTTTCTCATCACATATACGCCTTTCCGAGTTGTCTGTTAATACCATCTGACAACTCTCCCACAAGCACTCCCGAATCAAGTACAATCTGACTTTTTGCCATCTGAGGCAGATACCGCAAAATAGCATCACTCATGGCATCCAGTTTTGTATTGCTACCTGTATCACTTTCCAAAGTCACTGCTGACTGTATTCCATTCGTCATTGGTGTCAGTGCATTGCCAAGCGCTGTCATCGGCGCTTTCAGGTTATGGAGATTATCCGTGATTCCCTTACCAAGCAGTGCAATCATATCCGGCATATAGGTGTGGAAGTCTGAAAGCGGTCCTTTTTCCGGCTCCGAGAAATGCAGATAGTCCCAAATGGTCGATGCCACATTTTTCACGGAACTTACCAGACTGCTAATCTTGGACGTGATACCGGATATCAGATTTCCAATGATATCCTTACCCCAACTAAAGGCATTTGACACGATGTTGGAAAATACATTCTTTACCGCATCAAAGACACCGGATAAGGCATTTTTAATATTGCCCACCGCATTGCTAACCCCGGATACAATATTATTAAACGCATTAGAAAATCCGCTCTGCATATCCGAAAGCCGATTCTTGGTATCGGACACCATGTTAGAAAAGAAATTCTTAACATTATCCACAAGGGATGAGAGCGTGTTTCCTACAAAATCCTTTATGGAAGTAAGAGCATTTTTGAAAATGCCTGTTACGTTTTCCCACAAATTGGAAGCAAGGCTCTTCACATTCTCTGCCATGTTCGATACCGCATCCTTTATCCGCTCCCCAAAATCAGAAACCGCATCCTTTATATTGCTCCATGCCTGTGAGGTATTTTCCTTAATACTGCTCCATGCATTGGAAACCGTTTCTTTTACGGAGGCAGATGCCTTGGAAACACCATCTTTGATGTTGCTCCATGCGGTACTGATATTTTCCTTCATGGAGTTCCACGCTTCGCTGGTATTGCTCTTTAGGTTGCTCCACGCTTCCGATACATTGCTTTTGATATTGGAAAGTGCCGTACTTGTTCCTGACTTAATATTCTCCCAAGCAGTGCTGATACCGGATTTTACGTTATTCCATGTTTCCGTAGTATTTGCCTTAATATTACTCCACGCATCCTTCACAAAAGAGGATACGGAACTTGCTGCAGAACTGACACCACTCTTGATGCCTTCCCATGCGGAACTGATACCATTTTTAATGCCTTCCCATGCCTTGGAAGTAAAATCCTTGATTCCCTCCCATGCTTTGGAGCAGATATCCTTAATGCCCTGCCACAAATTCTGCCAGAACTCACGGAAGCCCTCGCAGTTATCCCACAGCAATTTAAAAAATCCCGCCACAGGATTGACGAGAAATAAAAATAATGACTGCCAGTTATTCTTTATAAAATCAATAACACCGGAAAAGACACTCTTAATACCGTCCCAGATTCCCACAAAGAAATCCTTAATTCCCTGCCACAAGTTAATCCAAAATTCCCTAAAGCCGTCACACTTATTCCAAAGCGTAACAAAAATGGCAATAAGGGCAACCACGGCTGCTATCACAAGACCGATGGGATTGGCAGCAAACACGGCACTCAGTGCAGTGAAAGCAGTCTTGACTGCGCCAAAAGCAGATGCTACTTTCGGAACAATCGTCATAAGTGTACCAATAGTGCTGACCACTTTTCCGATAATCGTAAGCACGGGTCCTGCCGCTGCCACGATACCTCCGATTACAAGAATGGCTTTCTGCACTTCAGGGCTTAAATTTCCAAAGGCATCTATCATCTTTGTAATAAACTCCACAAACTGTGTCAGAAAAGGAATGACATGATCCGCCAGTTTAATGGCAAGGGACTCTAACGCACCTCCAAGCTGTTCCAATTTGCTTTGCAGATTATCCTGCATGACTGCTGCCGTCTCTCCGGCTACACCCGTGCATTCATTCATGGATGCGGAAAGTGCATCGTATTCCTCCTGTGTCAGATTAAGTAGTGAAAGCAAACCGGACATACCTTCTTTTCCGGCAAGAGCAGTCGCATAATATGCTTTCTGGTCATCCGTTAGCCCCGAAAAACTGCCTCGCATCATATCCACGATTTCATTTAAAGACTTAAAACTTCCATCGTTATTGGTAATCACGATACCAAGGTCAGACATTGCTGTTGCAATGGTATCCGTTGGCTTTGTCATGTTGGTAAGCACAGTTCTAAGTGCTGTACCTGCCTGTGAACCCTTAATACCAGCCATGGACATGGCGGATAAAGCCGTGGTTACATCCTCGATGGAAAGTCCCATGGATTGTGCAAGTGGTGCAACATATTTATAGGATTCTCCCAAATCCGTAATACCAATCGTACCGGAATTGGCTGCCTGTGTTAAAAGGTCTGCTACTCTTGCAGAATCCTTGGCTTGCAAACCAAAACCTGTAATGGCATCTGCTACAATGGTTGCTACCGAACCAAGCGACTCACCGGATGCTGCCGTAGCATCAAGCACACCGGCCATACCCTCAATAATCTGTGTGGTACTCCATCCGGCTTTTGCCATCTCCGTCATAGCCTCTGCTACTTCCCCTGATGAGAAGGCAGTTGTTGCACCAAGGTCAATGGCTGTATTCCTTAAAGCCTCAAACTCCTCTCCCGTTGCTCCCGTAATAGCCTGTACCCCGGACATTGCCTTTTCAAAATCCGTAGCTACCTTAAGTCCTGCCACTCCGATACCTGTTACCGTTGCAGAAATAGGCATAAGGGAACTACCCACGTTAGAGATGGAATTTCCAAGGGACTGTAAGTTTGTACCTGCAAGCCCTATCTTCTGAATAGCAACCGAGGACTGATTGGCTTGATTTTCCAAACTTTTCAGTTTTTCTTCCGTCTCAATAATCTCCCTCTTTAAGGCATCATATTGATTCTGTGAAATTTCTCCCTTGGCAAGTGCCTCATTTGCCTGTTGAGCAGCCGTCTTTAACGTTTCCAAACGCTCCTTGGTTTCTTTTACGGCATCCCCAAGCAGACGGTGCTTTTGTGCAAGTAACTCTGTGTTTCCGGGGTCCAGTTTCAGCAATTTATTTACATCACGCAAATTTCCCTGTGTAGTTGATAGGGACTTATCCACATCACGCAAGGCGGCGGTCAGCTTCGAAGTATCCCCACCAATCTCTACCGTGATACCCTGTATTCTTTTCGATGCCACTTTTTCCACCTCCAATCAACAAAAAAAGAGCCCTTTCGGACTCCACGAAAAAAGGCACCTGCTTATGCAGATGCCCCATGCTCTTCTTTATATTCTTCTAACATTTTCCTTAATACACCGATTTCACGCTCTATAATTTGTTTCTGCTCCTCCGGTGTATGCCTGTAATAAAAAGATGGCGGATACAATTCCCAACAATGGAAGCCTTGCATATACCACTTACTATCAAGAGAATGCATTTTTATTTCAAACCATATTTTCTTAAGCAATTTCCCCATTTACTTTCCCCTTATGTAAATTTACTGACCGGATTTGTGTCTTTCTAACACATCGCAAAGACCATTTTTCGTAACATCTATCGTGTTTCCCTCTTCAATATCCTTCATTCCTTGCGCTAAAATCCCCTCAAGCCAATGCGTATACCTTTCTTCATAGAGTGCTTCATCATATTCTTCCAGTTCTTCAAAAAGATAATCCTGAAAGCCATACTTCTTTTCAATCCCCTCAACAAATACCATTGCACCGTATGACTGCATTTCTGCTTTTACGAGTGTATACAATTTGCCAACTTCCAATTCCTTTTCTGTTGTAATATTACTGTCACCAAGGTAATCAAACGTATTTTTCACACATCGTATCTTCCTTGGTTCCTGATTAAAAATATTGATTCTTCGTGTTTTCATACTTGGTCTCCATTGAATATTATCGAAGGTACAAACTGAAATTTATCTATCCCAATATCCCAAATTATAAAACCAATCTACATTGTATTCCTTCTCGCATTATTTTTCCATCGTTGCACTCATAAGGAATATCTGCTTCATATTTAAATCCAAGTTTTTTCATAACATTTCCTGAAGATGGATTTTCTTTTGCATATCTTCCAACTACTTCTGGTATATTTAACTGCTCCTTGGCATAACAAAGTATTTTTTTCATAGCCTCTGTGGTATAACCATATCCCCAATATTTTCTGCCAAGATTATAGCCAATTTCCCAACAAGAAACCTCATCTTCATAATAGATTAGTCCTGTTCCTATTAATTCCATTGTATCTTTTTTCACAAGTGCCCAACGATACCAATCATCTTTATCAATTTGACCTATTTCAAAATCTATCCATTGCTTTGTTTTTTCAATATCATTATGACTTGTCCAAAACATATATTTTGCTACTTCCTCGTCATTTTCCCATCCATAAAATACAGCTTCGGCATCTGTTTCTTTAAATGCTCGCAAAAATAATCTATCAGTTTCTAATTCAGGTGTTTTCATAATTATTTTCTCCGTCAACTTCAAATTCACTTCTTATTCCAAATTGCTGTACTCGCATTCCATGCACATTTTTCGCACATCTGAATGCGGAACTTGCGTTTGCTTATACACCAAAGTGTCGGAACAACCATTTACCGTTTCATAGCACTCCATTTCTGAAATCACTTGCTTAATAACTGGGCAAAGCCTATCTTCTTCCCTATCAACTATCATAATCAGCACCCCTTGCAAAAACTTCATATCTCATGAGTTTTATCAGTCCGTTTCTGATATAAAATTATACAGCATAGGAATTATATTCTCAATCACAATCTGCTCCACCTACCAAAAACCAACAAAAAAAAACCACAAAAAACAACTATATTTTTTCATAAACCTGCACTATTATGTAAGCAATAATAAGAAAAGAGGTATTCCCATGATTCATTGGAAAACACAGTCCGGTTACTTTTATACAGACATAGGTGACCTTCATATTATTCTGAAAGAGAAAAAGGAATGTTGGCAGGTTTCCATGGGTATCCGTGCCTATTCCCAAGATGGAAAAGTAAGCATGGTGCGCCCCACTTCTGTTATCACACAAATTGATAAACCTTGCGATTCTACGCAAGCGAAAGAACGCACCAACACCTACATGGATAACTTTATAAATGGCATACTGAATGACTATCACTCCTAGAACCTGTCGAAGTCTTCCTGTGTGGCCAAAGTTGCATACTGACAATCATCATTCATATGCTCCACAAACATATCGTTAACCATCCCTACAGTCAGAAGTTCCAAATCCCGTAGGGATAGTCCAATTTGCAGACACCGAAGTAAAAACAGTGGTGTAGTCATTACCCTTTCAGTTGGTCGAATTTTTTTTTAGCTTCTGCATCCGTCTGCACATTCAGTCCCCACAAATCAATCAGCTGTGGCAGAATCTGATAAATGGAGAAGGTATTAAATTCATCCAACCACTCTTCCGGTGTATTTGGAATTTCAGGGTTTGCGTGCTTTGCCATAACAAATGCGATGTTTTCAAATACCTCAAGGCTTACCAAATCAAGATGGGAGCCTTCTTCACTGTTCTCATTCACATTCTTTTCCAACGCAGAAATGTCCCTATAAATATCCCTACCAAATTTCAATCTGTAAATACGAGGAATAGCGGCACTCGCTTTGAATGCCACTTCCTTTCCATCAATTTCAATATTTCTTATCATCCCCATAATTTATTAACCTACGCTTTCCTCTTCTTCAGTAGTGGAAGTATCCTCTTCCTCCACATTTTCAGTTAAAGGCTGATATACTTTCGCATACCAATTGTTGTAAACTTCCGCTGTTGTGGAATCCCCGGTCTTTGCCTTCACAAGACCATTTGCAAGGGGTCTGGATTTAATGGACAGCGTTTCTGTCTGCACTTCCTTACCCTCTTCATTGGTTTTTGATGCAATGGACGGACGGGAAGCACTACAGTTATACATGACATGACGGATTTTACGGATATCTCCGTCAAATTCAAACAGCAGTGCAAAGCTACCTGTCTGAGAATTGGAATTTTCCACAAGCACCTTATTGGCATCGGCTGTTTCCAAAAGTACATCCTCTCTGAAAGATTCAGGAATAAGTGCTACCTCAAGGTCACCGTCATACCCCTGATTGTTATTGATAACGTAATACTCCACACCATCCGCATAGAAACTTTCCGGTTCTCCTTTCGGGTCTAAGCTGATGGATACCGCACCGGGAATGGCTACGGGAGTCGCAAATGTGACCGTTCCATCCTCCGCTTTTGCAATCACTGCATAATGCACGTTGCAAATGTTATATTTTACTTTGTTCTTCTTATTCATGGTTATACCTCCGTTTCATAAAGAACTTCATACATTTTTTCGCTACTGATCCATGTTTCCGACTTGGAATAAAAAAAGCCGTACTTATCAAGCACCGCTTCTACTCTTTCCTCCAAATCAATATCCTTTTTGTCCGTATACAGTTCTATCTGCAAACGGTCTTTTTTATAATATGCCACCCCATCCGCAGAGAAATTACTTGCTCTCGGATATAGGTAAATGAGAAACGGTGGGTCTACCGCCTCTCCTTCCGCAAAATGGTCATAGGCAAAAGGAAGTCCCAATTCCTCAAGCATCTGTGGTATTTCTGCTTTTGTCATCCCTTAAGACTCCTTTCCACCTTTTCAATTAACTGCTTCTCCGCATTTGCTTCTGCCGGAGCAATATGCACCTTGGCAGCAACCCGACCACCGCCACGCTTTGCATGACCTTTTTCCAAGAGGTGTGTCAGGCGGTAACGCTTCTCGGAATGCACCACAACCGTCTTTGAAGTTGCCGTTTCACTAGACTTGGTTACCTTCCAACTTCTACGGTATGCACCCGTATCAACCGGAGCATTTGCCTGTATTTCCTTTTTAACGTTCTCGCCTACTTCCTCCACTATCTGCTTCACTTCTTCTGCCGTAAAATCACAGTATTCTTCCAACTCCCTTTTTACGGCTGTGGATAAATCATCCACCGACACGGTCCGGTTACTGCTCATGGTTACCTCCTCTCCCGCTGCGTGTGCATTTTAAGGCTCTTCTTTTTAAACGCCATATCACTCACGGAGCGGATATTATAAATTCTGTCCTTATAAATAATTCGGAACTTATCCGGAACAACGGCTGATACTTCCGAACAATACCGCACGGTAAAATCCAAACGCTCATTCACAACCGTCTGCCCGGCAACTTCCGCTTCATTACTTTCCTTCTCCACAGCCGTGGCATAGCAGGAAAAATAATCCACCCACTGATTGGTATGATTACCGATACCGTCTTTTATCACTTCATTTTTCTGAAAGGTAATACGGATACGCATGGCAGAAATATTCATCAGAACACCTCCCTGCGCACACCAAACATAAGACTCCGAAGTGTCAGCAACAATTCCTCGTGATTGGCATCTTCCCTGTGTTCATACAAATAGGCTATGGCATACAACTCGGCTATTCTTACGATGCTCCCCTGTTCCATAAGGTAATCCTTGGAAAGTCTGCTGATATCGCAAACCATCTGCTCTGCCGAAAGAATTAGGGATTGGATGAACTCGTCATCATCAGACGAGTCCACCCTTAAATAATTCTTAGCCTCCTCAAGTGTTACTGACATCGGCTATCCCTCCTATGAAGTAGTCTTTGCCTTGATATCAAGGGTCTTGACTGCCTCGGAAAGAATCAGCTTACCATCCACACGCTCGGAAGCAAGGAAGCCAACCTGACCTGTGGTAGCATAAAGTTCATTCAATCTCTTGAAGGAACGACCCTGACGGTCTGCAATCCAGTAGTAACTGTAATCACCGAATGCCATGACTCTGTTTCCGGCAGCAAGTTCAGGAACATAGATGGATGTTCTGTAAGGACGGTTTAAAATTCTGTCCGGCTCTCCTTCTTTTACGGAAGGCTGCCAGATATAATTGCCGTTACCATCCTTCAGCTTCCTGATTGCCTTAACGGTGGAATCATTCAGAAGCCATGTAGCCTTATTACGGTAAGGCGCACGCAAGCTGTAATACAAATCCATCACATCATCAAAAGTAATGGATGTGCTTGCTGCGGTAATACCCGTATCAGCACCACCCGTAGCATTGAAAAGACCTGTAGGCTTTCCGCTACCGTCACCGATAAAGAATGCCTCCTCTTCCTTTGCACCGATTCTTCTACCGAATTCCTTGGAAATATAGGCTTCGATATTGAATACGGAGTCATTTAACAACTCATCAGACACCTTAATCATGGTAGCAAGTTTATATGCTCCGATGGATGTCTGACCGAAGCTGTCATCGGATTCAGGGAACTGACCACCCTCATCAATCCAAGCTGCCTCTCCTCTGCTTGTTACGATAGGAATTTTACGGTCACCGCTGGAAGTACGAATCACGGTAGCATGGCTTCTGAAGAATACCTCATCCTGCAATGCCTCCACGAGTTTTCTTTCATACTCATCCGGCACAAGATAACCGCCCTCGGAATCCGTACCAATAGAAAGAGCGTTCTGAACTTCATAAGACATCTTGTTTCTCATACCGTTCCAGAACGCTCTCTTATATTCATCCGTTGCCCTTCCTGTTTTTACCTCTCCCGTAGGATTTGCGGAAGGCTGATTCACAATCGGCTGTGCGGTTGCCTTGGCAAGTTCCGCATCAATTACCGCCTGTCTTTCCAACCTCTCGATTTCCTTACCGAGATTAACCACATCCGCTTCCATACGGTCATAGGTAGCGGCATCTTCCCCGGATACGAAACCGTCATCCGTTCTCTTGGCATCAAGGAACTTCTTTGCTGCCTCCCATGCCTTTGCTCTTTTTTCCTTTAATTCTAAAATCTTACTCATAGTGAAATCCTCCTTAATGATTTATGAGACTCAGTCTCTTATCTAACTGGTTAATAGGAACTCTTGTTTCAGGCATTTCTACCTTTACCTTGGAGAGGAAGGAATCATGCACCGCACGCTTGGAAAACATAACGGAATCCACCTGTAAGGACAGATTCTTATGTTTCTCTTCCTCATCCTCCCCTTCTTCCCCTTCACTTGGAACAGCGGATGTTTTATCATCCTCCTCATCGTCCTCTTCCTTTGCAAAGAGGATTTTATCGGCAAATCCAAGTTCCACGGCTTTCTTGGCATTAAACCAAGTTTCGTCATCCATCATCTTGGATAACTTGCTTCTCTTAAGCCCCGTCTTGTCCTCATAGGCATTTAAGATACTCTCCTTTACCTCATTTAACATTCCGATGGCTTTTTCCATCTCGGCCACGTTACCAATGGCAAGGGTAGCCGGATTGTGGATCATCATCATTGCTACGGGAGACATTAAAACCGTATCTCCGGCTACTGCAATCACGGATGCTGCCGATGCAGCCAGTCCGTCAATCTTAACCGTAACGCTTCCCTTATAATCCCGGAGCATATTGTAGATTTGTGCCGCTGCGAACACATCTCCACCGGGCGAGTTAATCCAAACGGTAATATCTCCCGTTCCGGCATTCAGTTCTTCCTTGAATAACTTGGGAGTTACTTCATCCCCATACCAAGTTTCATCTGAAATCTCGCCATTCAAAACAAGGATACGTTCCACACCGTGGTCACCCTCGTTTTTTACCCAATTCCAAAACTTGCGTTTCATCGCTTGCCTCTCTTTCTGCTCTCCTGTGTCGGCTCTTTCTCCGTCTGTGTTCCGGCAAATACACCCGCATCCGCCAGCTTGCACATCGCACCGTTGATTAAATAGAGGTTGCCGCCTTCCTCATCGGAAATAGGATTCATATCCTCCATCTCACGGATATCGTTAGTGGAAAACCAACCGTTCTGTCTTCCGGTGGCATACCCTTCCATTCGGGATGCATAGTCCCCACGAAGCAGACCGTCCACATTCAGCTTAATAAAATATTTCCCCTTTTCTCCCGGCAAAAGAAGCGCCTTCTGCAATGCCTGTTCCCACCGGATTACCCAAGGGTCTAGGGTATACTTTACAAATTCCAAAGACTGCTGTTCTATATTGGAAAAGCTGGACTTCTCCAAATCTCCTACCATATGTGGCGGTATCCGATACAGCCTTGCAATCTCGTTAATCTGAAACTTCCTTGTTTCCAAAAACTGTGCTTCCTCCGGCGGTATTCCTATCTGATGGTATTTCATACCCTCTTCCAGAACTGCCACCTTATGGGCATTCGTGACACCCTTATATACCGAGTTCCACGATTCCCTTACCTTGGACGGGTCTTTTAAGACACCCGGATGCTCAAGCACGCCACCGGGATTTGCACCGTTGGCAAAGAAACTGGCACCGTATTCCTCACAGGCTAACGTCATGCCTACGGCATTTTTAGCCATGGCAATGGGCGAATATCCCACGAGTCCATCAAATCCAAGTCCGGGAATGTGAAGCACATCCTCACTCCGCAGAATGATATCTCCCATGGTTTTGAAATTTGGATTCTCGTCACTCTGTCTCGAATAGGTATACACAAGGTTTCCTTTGGCATCTCTGTCCACATCCATCTGATTTGGAAGAAGCGGATACAGTCCAAGAACTCTTCCTGCTCCGTCCCTGACTATCTGTGCATAGGCATTTCCCCAAATTAAAAGATGACTCATCAGTGTTTCCCTGAACACGAATGAAGTCATCTCCGGATTTGGTTCATCATGAAGAAGTGTGTAAAGCGGATGGTCAAACACCTTCTCTTTTCCACCACCGTCTTTATATGCATACACATGAATCGGCAAAGAAGCCAAAGCCTCTGCCAATATTCTTACGCAGGAATACACAGCCGTAGTCTGCATGGCAGTTCTTTCATTTACGGGCTTTCCACTTGTGGTTCGTCCGAACATGAATGAATAACCGCTGCCTACGGTATCCGTGGGTTTATCCCTTGCCTGTTTGAGACCAAATAAATTACGAATTCCCATCTGCTATCCCTCCAATGTCTGATTGATGGCTTCCCTTATCAAAAGCGCACCCAATATACTCAACAAAATCATAACCGCCTCCTAAAACACTAAAATTCCTCTGTCATCGTACACACTGCCTTCATTTCCCTGATTACGGATGGCACGGTCCAGTGCCATAACCGTTGCTACTGCAGCATCGATTTTCTCCGTGGATTTTTCCTTATCCATTTTGATGTTTCCGGCAGGGTCCTGTCTGACAAATACGTTATCCATCATCCACCGAAGTACCTTGTGTCCGCCATGGGCAATCCGCTCCTCAAGAGTAAGCTTCATCAGTTCCTTGGTAGGAGGACTCATATCCTTATATCCCTGTCCGAAAGGAACTACCGTAAATCCCATGCCCTCCAAGTCCTGCACCATCTGCGTTGCTCCCCAGCGGTCAAATGCAATCTCCTTGATGTGGTATTTCTCCCCAAGTTCCTCTATAAACTTTTCAATAAATCCATAATGGATCACATTGCCTTCCGTAGTTTCCAAGCACCCTTCTGCCGCCCAGACATCATAAGGAACATGGTCTCGTCTGACACGCAGTCGCATATTTTCCTCCGGTATCCAGCAGTAAGGAAGAATGATATATTTTTCCGTATCATTCCTTGGTGGGAACACAAGCACAAACGCTGTAATATCCGATGTGCTTGAAAGGTCAAGACCACCATAGCAGTCCCTTCCGATAAGTTCCTCTTCATCAACGGGGAATGCACACGCATCCCACTTATCCATCTGCATCCAACGGGTAGACTGTTTTACCCATTGATTCAAACGAAGCTGTCGGAAGATATTTTCTTCTGCAGCATTTTCCCTTGCACTGATATAGGCATTTCTTACCTTCTCAATATCAATGGTCTCTCCAAGGGACGGATTGGCTTTATACCATGTTGCCTCACTCGTCCAGTCATCCTCATCAGAAGCACCGTATATTACGGGATAAAAGGTAGGGTCTATTTTTCTGCCTTCCAAAATATCCACAGCCTTTTGGTGCTGTTCAAAACAGATGGAATTTCTGTCATTCCCGGCTGTGGTAATTAAAAAATACAGAGGCTGTGTTCTCGCATCACCGGAACCCTTGGTCATAACATCAAACAGTTCACGATTTGGCTGAGCGTGCAACTCATCAAAAATAACTGCGTGGACATTCAGACCGTGCTTTGTGTACGCTTCTGCCGACAACACCTGATAGAAACTGTTGGTCGGCTTATACACCAGACGTTTTACGGACATCACGGGTTTTATTCTTTTTTTCAGTGCCGGACACTGATCCACCATATCCACCGCAACATCAAATACAATGGATGCCTGTTGTCGGTCAGATGCACAACCGTACACTTCCGCTCCCCACTCTCCGTCACCACAGGTCATATATAATGCAATGGCAGCCGCCAGTTCCGACTTACCGTTTTTCTTTGGTATTTCGCAATAGCAGGTATTATACTGCCTGTATCCGTTTTCCTTTACCGTTCCAAAAAGGGTGCGGATTATCTCATCCTGCCATCCGAGAAGCTGAAACGGAACACCTCTCCACTTACCCTTGGTGTGCTTCAGACAGTTAATAAAATTGACTGCGTGGTCTGCCTTTGTCACATCGAACATTATTTGCCTCCTCCCTTAAGCAGAAGAAGCTCCATTTCATCACTTTCCTTATCCTCTCCCGTATCAGAAACAATCCTGCTTCTGGCAGAAGGGGTAAGACCAAACTGCTCACAAAACTTATTCATAATCTTAAGGTAGGTCTGGGCAATGGATACCTGCGGTACCTGTTGCCAATAGCCACTCGGTGTTTTTACGATTGTTCCATGCTGTGTGATAAATTCCTCTGCTTCCTTCCAACGTGCGTATGCCTGACAGTATCCGGCAAAGGCTGCCATATCGATTTCCGTAAGGATACCGAGTTGTTCAAGCTGTTTACTCATACGCTTCCATTCTTTTTTCGCTTCCTCCTCAAGCCATGACGGACAGCGTGGTGCTTTCTTTTCAGGCTTTGGTTCTGCCGTATTAAGGCTACGTTTGCCCGGATTTCCCTCAAGCACCTTGATTGCCGTTGGCTTTGGTTTTCTTCCTCTCTGCGCCACTGCCCTCACCTCCATTTCATGGCAACAAAAAAGGACTCCCGTAGGAATCCTCGTTGTAAATGTTTATCTTAAATTCTGCTAAAGCACCATGCCATTGCATGACCTCCATCTTCAAATGCGGTTTCGTTTTTCTCTAAAAGCTGAATTCGGCATTCAATATCTCCGTAGCCCGTTTCCTCCGTGGTTTCAACAAACTCGTAAACCGCTGCTTCAAATCCTCTGTAGGTAAGTCCGCATACCAAAACCTTATCTCCGTACCGTAAAACCGCACCCTGTTCTGCGCATCCGTCTTCCCATAAATTTTCCATTGTTGTAATCTCTCTCCATCTCATTGCGATGTCCTCCTTTTCTTTTGGTAGGTACATATTCGCTCTTATAAAGAGATATATCCAGTCATATTCGCACTATAAATGTACCAAAGAATATGACTGGATATTGTTCAATTTACACCGCTATTTACTGCCTTGCTGCCCAATAGTCATGCAGGAATTCCGCTGTAAGCTGAAGGCTTGTTTGCAGAAGTTCATTTGCTTCGGATGCATTCTGGCGAATCCACAATACGGTTTCATCTTCCACACCCGTAAGGTCCTTTGCCTGTTCTTCCTCCACTTTTTTCACTTCTTCCAACTGCTGCTCCGCCCAAGTCATCTCTTCCTCGGTAATTGCCCCGCATTCGTAAAGGCTGTTAATACCTCCCATCAGAAGTTCCGTGTTGGCATCATCACCCATGCAGTATACTTCCGTTACTGCCTGTACCATTTTTTCAATTTTGACATTCATCCTGTTGCCTCCTTTTCATTTTGGTAGCAACATATTCGCTCAAAAGCACCGAGAAATCCAGTTACATTACTACCAAATATTCTCGGTACATTTTGTTTATTCTATCTCATCACGGCACTCATTCATACCAAGGCACAACTGAATATAAATATTTGCATATCTGTCATGTTCGCTGCCTTCCGAACCGGCCATGGCTTGAAGGAAAAAGGCAAGTGCCTCTTCCCTCGTTTCCCATTCATCCTTCTTGCCGTAGCAAATAGTTGTTATCTTCTCCATGTCCGCCTCCTATGCTCTTTCCATTCTGATGGCATCCACAAGTTCTCTCTTGCCTGTAAAAATGTCCGTGCATCGTGCGTTTACCTTGGTAAGACCTGCCATTTTAAATCCGTGTTTTTCAAATTCGGCAAGGGTGGCAATCAATCCTGAGAAGGTGCTTGAAATCGTAAATTCCGTAATGTCGTTGTCCTTCATCGTGGCAGTGATTTCCGCAATGTCCTTTTCCCAAATGACCTCGTCAAAATCAATCAGTTCCCTTTCTGCAAAAATGCTGTTGCGGTATGCCCAGAAAAGTGTGGCGTTAATTCCGTAATCCGCAAGGCTTGCTGCCTTCTCCTCAATGGCTCTTTCAAAAAGTTCAATCTTCTTCATGGTATGTACCTCCTATGTTTCTTTTGTAGGTACATATTCGCTCTACATAAGAAAAATATCCAGTCATATCGATACCATAAATGTACCAAAGATATGACCGGATATTTGTTTATTCCGTGATATCGTCTACATATACATCTTCGCAATCGCAACTAAGCAACTGCTCTCCACACGCAGGACATCTCTCTGCATCGCAATTCCAATGGTGGAAGAATCCTGCCAATGCTCCACAATCATGGCAACGCTCCCCTTCTTCCATCTCTCCAAACAAATCATTCTCTGTTCCGCATTTAATTCTCGGATACACCTTTCCACCGATGTGGATTTCTCCCACACCGCAGCCGTCTGCTGTCAGCATCTCCCGACTGCAACATTCGCACTTAGCCATTTTCCGTATTCTCCTTTTCCCTTCTACACCTGTCTTCTCCGTAAGCAACATGGAGCGTACTGCCGTTATCCCATTTTACCATAACGTTAGCGATATCATCAACACCATAAACCGTGCCTTTTGTCCCAATGGGCGGTGCCTGTTTGTCATTCATCCGCTCAAGTACCACTCGGCATCCGACAGGGTACTGTTCCCGTACCCTTGCCACCTCTTCCCTTGTGGGAAATCCCATTTTATTCATCTGCCGATTCTCCCTTCTTAGAACCATAATTTTTTGCTTTCCATTTTTCCCTATCCGCTTCGGTTCTAAAGGCCGTATGCCCTTTTAGGTTGGCAAGCAACACCTGCCGTACTTCTTTTCCTTCTTTACCGCCAAATCCAATCCGAACAAGCCAGCTTCTCATATAATATTTTTCATTCTCTTCAATGGTCTGCTGCGGACTGATTCGCTTCTGCTCTTTTGCCACCGTAACCATCTGCGATACAAGTTCCGTATAAACCTTTGCGGTATCTTCCGAAAAAGGAAATCCCGTAAACCGTACCCTTCCGTTTAACACTTCAAGACCTAATGGCTTCTCTTCTTCCAAAAGGGAAAGTATCTGCTCCAAAGTTACTTCTGCGTCCGCTAATTTCTCTACCAACTGCTCGGAAATCTGAAAGGATGCTTTGCCCACCGCCCTCTCTAAAAGGTACTGCTTGCTGTGAATCATAAAAATCAGATTTTTCAAACTCTCTGCCGTGAAAACTTCAAGTGGCATTTCTATGTTCAGCTTATCCCTTGTGGCTTCAGCCATTCCCTGACCTGCAAGTATGTCTCTCATCCATTCTCCTTCCTGCTCGGATTCGCATTCCACAAAACCGTCTCTGTCGATTGTGAATTTTCCAACCTCGTATCCGAAGGTTGGTGGTCCCATGTAAATGGCTTTTACATTTAAGGCGCTCTCCATTGCTTTTACGATGTCTTTTCTGTTTTCTGCTACTGTTTTAAACTTCATTGCATTCCCTCCATTCATTGTTTTGGTAGTACATATATCACTCTGAATGGAGGAAATAGCAAGTTAATTATTCATTATTTTCCCGACTTTCCGGGAGTGACATTGCCACCGCAAATGCCACCGTTGCCGTTACCGCATTCCCTGCCTGTTTATAAAGCTGGGCATCCGAATTGACCGAAGCAGCACGCTCATACAAAGCATCCGGGAAGCCTTGCAGACGGAAACACTCTCTTGGAGTCAGTCTGCGGATTCTTCCACATTTCATAAGCGTTCCCATCTGACCGGAACAATCCAAAGTCTGGGAACACCCCTTCCCAACCCTGCCTCGTCTGGTAGGACTTTCAGGATAAGAAAGACAGATGCCGTCACCCACATGGGCTTCATCGTAGCCTTGCTTTGTACCGTTTCTTACACGAAGCATGGTTTCATCATCCACATTCACTTTTTCACAGACAAAAACTCCATGACGGTCCTGCGAAGTAAGCGTAAACATAGGCTCGCCATCTTCTTTCATCCGTCTTCCATTCTGCCTCTTTTCCATACGCTCCGGTGTCAATACTGGATGCACTTCCATAACCGCAGAGTTCATTGCCGTATGATTGACCATTCCTGCGGTATATCTTGCGGTCAGGCATCTTGCAGTATCCGTAATCTTGGGTGCTGTGTTGGACTGATCAATAAAATAAAGACCTGTCTTTGCACCAACGCCACCTGCATTACCCACCAAGGTGGCAGAAATGCCATCCGTGCCGTACACACGATACCCCTGCATCCCACCTACAAGTTGGTTAAGAGTTGCTGCGTTTTCTCCGCAGAGAGGTAATACTTCTCGTCTACCTCGGCTTCTAAGATTTGCGACAATGAACACACGCTCTCGGTTCTGGGGGACTCCGAAATCCTTTGAGTTAAGCACCTGCCACCGACAGTCATACCCCGCTTCGTCCATTTCAGCAAGAACGGAGGCAAAGTCGAATCCTGC